TGCGCTGGTTGAGGCGCTCGGTGGCGGCTTCCGCGCGCTGCACGTCGGCGACATACTGCTGGCCAACACGCGACATCGCCGCCACTTTGCGCAGGTAGTCGTCGGCGTCCATGTGCCCCATGCTTGTTACCATGCTGTTGATGGCGTCATCGACGAGCCCAATGGCCTCGGCATTGAGCTTGCTGGCGTCGTAGATGGTCATCATCGCCTTTTTCTTTTTCTCGGTGGCTTCTTCAACCGCAGCGGCACTATCTTTCTCTGCCGTCGCCGCCTCTTTCTTGGCTTCTGCCGCCTTGCGCTCTGCTGCGGCTTCTTGCTCCTTGGCTTCTGCCGCTGCTTTCGATGCTTCCGCGCTCTCACGGGTGGCATCGGTTCCCTGTTTCAGGGCTTCGCGCATCGCGTTTGCAGCCTCCGCCCCGCCCTGCATCCCTGCACGCAGGATTTGCATTTGCTCGGCTGTGAGGCGGGAGAGTGTGCCGGTGCGCTGCATTTCGTCGTGCAGCGCTTTGAAATCCGCTGCGCTTGACAGCTTCGACAGGCTGCTTGTAAAGGCGGTCTGCACCGCCTGCGCCGTCAGCTCGCCTCTCGTTTTCAAGCTGGCCATGCCGGTCTGCCAGTTGGCAAGCATTTCGGAGACGCCGGTGGAGAGGCCACGGGCGAGGTCGGCGCTGCTGATGTTGAGCGCGGTCAGCGCTTTTTCGGCGGCGTCGCCGGTGTCCTTGTAGGCGTCGGCGATTTTTTTGATGGCGTCCGCCTTGGCTTCATCGCCGCCGACGCTTTGTCGTAGTGCCGCCTCTGCCGCCCTGACTTCCTGTGCGCTGCCGCTCGCCGCGCTGCTCATTGCCGCCCAGGCACGCGCCAGTTTGTCAGTATCGTCGCCCGCGTCTTTGGCGACCACGGCGAAGGCCTCTATCGACTTGCCTGCCTTGTCGCTGATGCCGCTGGCGTATTGTTCGGCCTCAATACCGAGGGTTTTCAGCGCTGCATTGAGGCCGGTACTGACGGCGGTAACGCCGCGCACCATCGTCTGCGCCAGCGCGTCTGCCTCCGCTTCGGTCAGGGTGCGCGTCGCTTTCCATCCCTGATAGATGCGGTCAATCGCCGCCAGCGCCTCCGTGCTATCGACTTTGGCAAAGGCGTTTTGCAACAGTCCCTGCATTTGTCCGGCGGTCACTTCAGTCCGTTCAACGATGTTTTTCAGCGCGTCAGTAACCTCTTTTTCGCCTTCGGTCATCTGCCGGTAGGTTTGCGGGACTTCGGCGCCGAGCGCTTTGTAAGCATCAGCGAGCGCTTTCACCTCATCGCGTGTCATCCGTACTGACAGGCTTTGTTTCTCCGCAGCCTGCGTCGTGACGATGCCGAGTTCCTTCACCTGCTGCGCTGTTTCTGCCAACAGTTGTTTGGCTTCTTCGCGGGTGATTTTGAACTGGTCTTCGAGCTGATGGATGTAGCGCTCTGCTTCGTCCAACGCCGCCGGCGAAGTCAGGTTCTTCAGCGATTCTTTGACCGTTTCGACCTGCTCGCGGGTGAGTTTTGCCGAGCCTTGCCCCAGTTGCGCCAAGCTGTTCAGAGTCGCGCGCGCCGCCGTATCTATGTGATTTGCCGCGTCCAGCGCAGCCTTGTTTTGCGTTTCCAACGCCTCAATGGCCTTTTGCGAGGTGAGTTCGGCGTTGCGTTTGGCAATGGCGTCTTTCAGCTCTTTTTCACGCGCTGTCTGCTTTTCCAGCTCTGCGGTAACCTTGGCGAGTTTCTCGCTCTGACTGTCAATCAATGGCAAGTGGTCTTTGACGGCCTCGCCTATCTCGCCCCAGGCGCCCGTGCCCTCCTGCTGGATGCGCAGCATGGCGGTACGGCTTTTTTCGACGGCGTCAGACACCGACGTCAATGCCTGCTCGGCTTTGCTGACGTCCAACGGGACGCCGCCCTGTGCCTGCGCCTTAAAATCCTGGTATTGCTGATTGGCGTCCTTGACCGCCGCCTCCATATCACGGATGCGCGCTGTGGTCTCGTCCACTTTGCCGCTCATCAGAGCAAAAGCAGCAGCGCCTGCGGTGATGACGGTGGCAAGGGGATTAGCGCGTACCAGCGCTGATAACGCACCAGCAGCACCACGCAAAGCAGTAGTAGTCGCTGCTGTGGCAACGGCTTGCGCCCGCATCGCTACACTCATCCCGGCGGATGCAGCGCTGGCTGCGGCAACCTGCGCACGGTAGGCGGCGAGCGCCGTGGTCACACGGGTATAACCGGCGGTGAGTGCGCTGGTCGCCGTCGTCCCCTCAACGCCCAGTACGCGCATCGCACCCGAGAATGCGATAGATGCGGCCTTGGCGGCGGCGAGTAAGGTAACAAAGCGGGTAATCTGCGGGTGGGTCGAGGCAAACTTCAGCACTTCGCCCGCCATCCCGGCAAAGCCCTGGGCGCCGCTGGCAACCACCGGCAGCAGCTGGCTGCCGAGCTCCTTGGCGAGGTTGCCGATGGCAATCTGCGCCTGCTCCAGTTTTTTCTCGGTGGTGTCCATTTGCGCCGCAAACTCGTTTTGCATCGCGCCTGCGGTTTTGGTTTTGTCGCCAACGAGGCCAAGCTGGCGGTCGTACTCGGCGAGCGAGCCAACCATCAGCGAGATGTCGTCCGCGTACTCCTGTCCGAACAGTTTGGTGAGCGTGATGGCGCGCTGCTGGTTGTCGAGTTTTTCGAGACTGCCTAAAAATTCGCGCAGCGCCGCCTGCGGGTTGGCGCGGATGTTGTCGGCAAGACGGTTGGCGGAGAGGCCGAGGTCTTCGAGGCCTTCGGCGAAGCCGCTTACCCCCTGCCCACCGGTTTGCAGACGGTTGAGTAGTGAGTTGATGGCGGTTGCGGCGGTTTCCGGGCTTTTGCCCAGCGCGATGAATGAGGCAGTCAGCGCAGCCGTTTGTTCGGTGGCAAGCCCGAACTGGCGAGCGCTACCGCCGATGCGGGTCAGCGCTTCGACGATTTCGCCTTCGCGCGCGGCGGTGTTGTTGCCGAGGGTATTGATGGCATCACCCAGCGCGCGCACTTCGCTGAGCGGGATTTGGAAGACGTTGGCGAGTTTTGCCGCGCTGTCGCCTGCCGCCTCCGCCGTCATGTCAAACGCCACCGCCATTTGCCCGGCAAGGCGCGTAAATTCTGGCAGGTCCTCAAAGGCGACGCCGAGGCGACCACCAGCAGCTGTGATTTCAGCGACGGCTTCCGGCACCATGCCGAGTTCAATCGCCAGCTCCTTGACCTGCGAGGAGAGCTGCGCCATTGCTTCCGGCGTGGCATCCACGGCTTTTTTCACGCCCGCCATCGCCGCTTCAAACTGCACCGCCTCGCGCACCACACCTGCCAAACCACCCCCAGCGGCGACAATGTCTTTCAGACCAGCTACCATCTCGCCGAGCCGTCCGGCGCTGTCTTGCGCCGTCTTCCCGACTTCTCCCAGCTCACCACGCAGTTCAGCGACTCGCTCGCCATGCAGTGCTGTCGCACGTGCCAGTTCTTCTTCGGTAAGCGTACCGCTCTCGCGCAGCTGCTCCAATGCGTGGTCAAGTTGCGCAATTTCTTGGCGCGCCCGGTCGTCGGCGTCGAGGCCGATAGTAACCCGCGCGCCTTCAAGGGCGGAGAGCTCATGGCTAACGCTGCCCAGCTGCCGCTCAAGGTCGGCAAGCTGTTCGCTGTAGAGTTCTGCCGCCCGCGTCAGTTCTTCCTGCGTTAGATCGCCCTGCTCCTGCAACAGCTGATAGGCGGCTGCAACTTTCTCGATGCGTTTTTTAACTTCCTCATCTCCAGCAAGCCCAAGCGTGATTTTGGCTTCGGTGATTTTGCGCAGCTTCTCCGCCTCGGCGCTGGTGGCATTGAGCTGATCACGCAGTTTTTGCGCATCTTCGCTGACCGACTCCAGCCCGTTTGCCTGCGCCTCCTGCTCCAGCCGGTTCAGTTCAGCGGTAAGCGCCTGCAACTGGCGTTCGAGGTCTTCGGTGCTGCCGCCTGCCGCCTTGAGTTCGTCGATAGTCTTTTGCAGCGCATCAATGTTCGCCCGTGCGTCGATTTGCAGGGCTACGTTCAGTTCTGTTGCCATGTTCTTACATCCATGCCTTGACGAACGGTGCGGCCATCAGCAGCATCATGCCGAGGGCGACCAGCACCAACGAGATTCCAATACACGCCCGCACAAACGGGCTGGCGTAGGTTTCCACTTTCAATCCCTCCTTCGGGTGAATCTGTACACGGGTTTTGCTATACTTCATTTGCTTTCATTCCCTTCTCCAAGGTGTGA